AATATGTCAGCACCCCAGGTTCCGGTTTTGATGCTGATGGCAACGGCCCTCAAGCAGCATTCCGCGCCCTGATGGTTGCTGGCGTTCCGATTTATCCCGATCCTTACTGCCCAGAAGGTACTCTGTATCTGCTGAATACCAACTACCTGTCGTTGTATATCCACGACCAAGGTTCGTTTGTGTTCACCGGATTTGAGTCCACCCTTCCGAACTGGCAGATTGGTTATGTTGGCGCGGTCTTGATGATTGCCGAACTGGTAAGCACCAAACCGAAGTCAATGACCAAAGTGACCGGCTATAACTCACTCACGATATAAGGAGAAATAGTCATGGCACTAGCCCTCAATAAAATTATTGTAGCAAACGTAGCTACGAATGCGGCCTCCGCATATTTCCAAACGACAAACGTAGCGGCGGTAACTTCCGGCAACGGAACTGTAGTTACTGCCGGTGCTTACCAAATGTCGGCAACTGGTAACGTGACGATCATTCAGTATGACGGTTCTGCTTGGACTGTTCTGCTGGGTAATAACACGGGTGGCTATTTCGTTTCGGATGGATACAACGTGGCTGCTAAAGCGGTGGGTACAAATACCACAGCAACGCTCGTTACCATCAACGGTGGTCAGGCTGTAACCGGTACGTTTAACACCTAAGGAACCGCAATGTCCAGTACAAATGCCGTTTCGATGGAGCAGCAGGACAGCTTTGGCAATTATCGGTTGGTTTCTATTTCAGGTCAGACCCTGGTTACAACCGGTAATGCCGTAGTTGCTCTGCCAATCCTTGGCGGTGGTATTGGTGGAGGATCGTATATCCTTCGCCGTATCACCATAGGCAATCCATCCAATATAGCGGGTGGATCAGTAATGAACATGAACACGGCAAACATCACGATTATTACTAGCAGCGATGGCAATACTTCTAATGCTGTTACGACTGCTGCTGGTCAGACCTTGGCTAACGTGACTGCCGCCAACACTTGGCAGGATTTGACGCTTGCTGCCGCTGCTGCTACAACTGCTTATACGGCAAATACTTTGTTTGTAAAAGTAGGTGTCGGAGTTACTAACGCTGCTGTTAATATCAGCGTCTTTGGTGACGTAGTAAGTTTCTGATGACAAATCTCGTATATGTGACAAATAAGACGGATAAACCGCTGGTGGTTGACTACGGTTGTCAGGACATTCATTTCCCTCCAGGGAAAAGTGTCCAGATATCTCTTGCCGCCGCCCGTCACATATTCGGGTATCAGCATGAGAACAAAGAACCGTTTATGGCAACTCTTGGCTTCACTACGACTACCAACGACATTCCAGAAGGTTTGAAATGGTTGGCTAAGTTTGAAGTTAGCGAAGAAGAGCCGAATACTGACCAGTCGTTATCCCCGCTGGTTGAAAGAGTACCCCTTCCCCAGAAACGGGGCGGGGGGAAATTTTACCCGATGACAGCATGACGGGGACTCAATGTCAGCAACGCTTTCCGACTATATAACGGAATGTAGGCGTTTATTGCATGATGCAAACGCCAATTTTTATTCAGATTCCGAACTAACAGACTACATCAACTCTGCTCGTCAGAGGTTAGTCCGTGATACCGGCTGTCTGCGTAGTTACCAAACTTCAGCCACAGTTACCAATCAGGAAGTCTATAGCTTTAGTACATTGCCACAAGCGGCATTGACTATGGATATTCTGAACATCAATATCATCTGGGGTAATACTCGCGTCCCATTGCGCTACATGCCCTGGACGCAATTCAACTCGGAACTGCGTTTCTGGCAGAACTATTACGGTAGACCCATAGCGTTCTCCATGTATGGTCCTACCCAGTTCTATGTTGGACCTGTCCCAGATCAAGTTTATGTGATGGAACTGGATACGGTCATCCTTCCGTCTGCATTAACGACTAGCACTCAGGTAGATACTATCCCTGATCCTTGGACTGCTCCTGTGGCGTTCTATGCTTGCTACAAGGCCAAGTACAAAGAGCAGTCGTATGGTGAGGCTGAGATATTTAAGCAGGAATATCAGAAACAAGCGCAGTCAGTAATCAATACTACTTTCACGAGAAGGATGCCTAACCCCTACAGCACTCCTTACTGACATGGCAGCTACAGAACAAAAGAAATCATACCTAGTTGTCAAAGAGTTCAAAGGGGTCAATACCAAGGCCAATCGTACTGCTATTGAGCAGAATGAATTTGCGTGGCTAGAGAATGCCATGCCTGTCGGGTATGCCAACCTCAAGGTTACAAACTACCGGAATGCGGTCTACACCTCCGGTAATGCGGCAGTTACGTTCAGCAACAACGTCAACTACCTCAATTCCTACAACATTAACAATAACAACTACGTCATTGCTGCACAGGATGATGGAAGTGTTCAGTATTTTGACGCTACCAACAATCTGCTTGGCAATGTTGCGGTAGCCGGTACGTTCTCCAGTTCTGGGGTAGAAGTTACCCAATGGAAAGATGAACGTCTGCTGTTTATTGATCCAGCCAAGGGTTATTACACTTGGGATGGTACTAATCTCATCTCTGTAGGATCTGTTGGGGTAATCGCCATCACTAACGCTGGAAGCGGATATACCAGCGCACCTACGGTAACGATTGGCGTACCCAACAACGCTAATGGCGTTCAGGCCCAGGCTACAGCCTCGATTACTGCCAATGCGGTTAGTTCTATCTACCTGACCAATGCCGGTACGGGGTACACAGCGGCTCCTACGGTTACCTTGTCTGGTGGTGGCGGTGCTAATGCTACTGCCATTGCCAGTTATGTGACTTTTGCTACTGGTACGGTCCAGGTAGTCATTAATAACGGGGGTACTGGCTATACCAATGCCGCTAATACCGTTGTGACCGTATCTGGAGGCGGGGGTAGTGCGGCTGCTGGAACTCCTGTTGTCAGCGGGGGCCAAGTTCAGCAAGTCATAATGACCAATTACGGGTCTGGATACACCAATACTGCCAACATCAGCGTGACCATTACGGGTGGTGGTGGATCTAATGCCAACGCTACAGCGGTAATCAACCAGTTTTCAAACGTCGGTATTTCTTCGTTTTCAGGACGTGTTTGGATAGCTTTTGGTCGTTCTGTGGCCTATTCAGCCGCTGGAAGCTACAGCGACTTCACCAGCGTATCTGCCGGTACGTTGACCATTACCGATTCCACTCTGCACAATTTTATTCAGCAGATCGTATCGGCTAATAACTTCCTGTACGTGTTTGGTGAAGACAGCATCAACGTATTTTCAGACGTTAGGGTTAATTCATCCGGCGTAACCCTATTCACCAATACAAACGTCAGCGCATCCATTGGTAGCAAGCGTAAGGATGCAATCTATCCGTACTTCCGTTCTATTTTGTTTATGAACGACTATGGGATCTATGCTCTGGTTGGATCTACTACCAGCAAGATCTCAGACGCATTGGATGGCGTGTTCCCTACTATTGACTTCACCTATCCTGTGAGCGGTGGTCAGGTACTGGTGAATAACATCCTGTGCGCTGCGTTCAATTTTAGACAAAGTTATTACGGAAGCACAAGGTATGTCCAGGCAGTCTTCTTTGAGAAAAAGTGGTTCTTCACAAGTCAGGGAGATTCACTCAAGTACGTTACGTCCGTCCCTATTGGTGGCGTTATTAATATGTATGGGACTGACAGCAATGTTCTATATAAGTTGTATGGAAACACAACTGCCAATACAAGCAGCATTGTTCAGACTTCTTTGAATCCTATGGGTGATCCCATCAGAGACAAGCAAGCATTGAAGGTGGCTATTGAAGCAACCATCAATAATTCTGCATCAATGAATATAACCGTTGATAGTGAGAATACATCTAACGGAACTACCCCTACTTATCCTCTGAATAACTTTACAACTTGGATAAATTTATCGGGTACTACTATTTCTTGGACAAACAATTCATCTGCTGTGATTGGATGGATTCCAAGCAGTTCATATCAATTATTCAAAACTGATGCAGAGCAATGGGGTAAGTATCTGGGCATGACCGTTACCAGTACCTACCCAAACTTTACAATCAACGGGTTCTTATACGAACACGAACTAAGAGCGAGGTTCTAACATGACTGTACCAAACACTTTTGCAAATGCAACTACGGCTATTCCCTTAGTCCAGTTGGATCAAAACTTTAACACGGGCGTTACTTTGGGTAACACGACTGTGTTCCTTGGTAATACGACTACATCATTTGGTAACGTAACTCTCAATGCGCCTACATTCACAACTGCTGTATTGGGTACGCCAGCATCTGGAAACTTGACCAATTGCACCGGAGCAAATGTAGCATCAAGAACAAGACAAGTATTCCTAACGGGTACTGCTGCTACCTATACAACTCCTGCTAATTGCAAACAGATTTTTGTTCGCGCAAAAGGTGGCGGTGCTGGTGGGACTGGGGGCGGTAATACTGGCAACGCTGGCGGTACTGGAGGAACTACTACATTCAATTCGATAAATGCAAATGGAGGCTCAGGTGGTGGTGCAGCCGGATATGGACAAGGCGGTGCAGGTGGAACGGGGGGAACAGGAACAGCGTCTTTTCGTCTAGCCGGTGCGCCTGGGACCAGTCATGTGTCAGACATACAATCCGCAACCAATGCTGCTGACAATGGCGGTAATGGCGGTGGTAATGGGGGTGGTGTTGGGGGGTTGCGAGGTGATGTAGCACCCGTTGCTGGAATTGCAAATTCAGGCGGTGGTGGGGGCGGTGGTGGATATCCAAGCTCCACATTTGCCACCGTTGGAGGACAGGTTAAAGCCGGTGGTGGGGGCGAAGGAGAGTACATTGAAATCCTAATTAATTCCCCTTCTGCTACCTATACCTATACGGTGGGAACAGGTGGAACGGCGGGAGCAGCGGGAACAACTGGATTTGCTGGTGCTGCTGGTGGTTCAGGCTACATCATCGTTGATGAATACTATTGAGAATAAAAATGATCTGGCTCATTGCATTTTTAACAAAAAACGCAGCGGCGATTGCGATCATTGGTGCTACGGCTGGAGCAATATCTACGGTTGAGAGCGCAGCAATCAACGCTATCGTACTGGAAAGAGAGATTAAAAAATGAGTATCAATGCGTTCCTACCACTAGGTAATACCGTAGCGTTCACGGCTAATGTAGCGGCTCCATCTGCTGTACAGGCTGTGGCTACCGGTCTTGGTACTAGCGAGTACGAAGTGTTCAATGCGGGTACTGTGACCGTATTCCTAGGGTTTGGTGCGAATGCTACGGTAGCAAATACTCAAGCTACGGTGGTGACCTCTACCGGCCCAGGATACCCATTGCTTGCCGGTACTGACAAGATCATCTCAGCACCTCCGAATGCTTATTTCACGGGCATCACCGCAAGTGGTAACGCTACTATTTACGTTACTCCAGGCGAAGGTCTATAAGAGGAAATCATGCTCAAAACAGCCCCAGGCGCACCGCAAACATCGAACGGGACAGTTACGTCTGTTGGTACTGGTACTGGGCTGACGGGTGGTCCAATCACGACTACCGGAACGATCAGCATGGTCACGATTTCCATGACTTTGGGTAATACCAATGTCAGCCTTGGAAATACGATAACAAATATAGGTAACCTGACGCTGGTTAATGCCAACATCTCTGCTACGTCTAATGCCAATGCTACGTTCGCTACTAGCAGTTTGTTGCTGATTCCAAAGGGTTATATAACCATTTTGGTCAACGGCACTAATCAGAAGATTCCTTATTACGACGTATGAACTTTGATGCTCTATCTACGGTTAAGTTTGGAGACAAGGAATCCCTTGGGGAATTCCTGTGGGAGAACGGTCTTCAGCACAAACTGTTCATAGATACTCTGGCAGATCAGAACATAGTCATACCGCAATTCCCGATCATTGATGCTGACATAGATAACCTAGATGATTGGCTTCTTATTCATCAGGTTGAGCATCAGGCGTTTGCAAGTACCCTGAATCTGGACAATCCGTTCAATATGCTCGATACGGATTGGAACGTGCGTGATGACTTCTACGATTGGCTGAACCAGCACTACAACGTGCATCTTCAAATTGCCAGTACATTGGGATTGACTTGAAATGGCTACTCCTACTGGCGTTTATGCCGATCTCTCTGAAGCACAGTTAGATGCGGATATTCAGTCTTTACTTGCACAGCAAGCTGCAAGTGCTGATGTTGCAGGGACAACTGCTCCGGTATTTGCTGAAGAATTGGGTAAGGCTGGATATGATCCAAGCACTTATAAACCCTATCAAAGCCCTGAACAGATAGCATCAAAACAATCTTTTGATGCTCAATGGAGTGGCTCAAACAACCCTTCTGATCCTGGCTTCCAACCTGCTTTCTTTAACCTTCTAACTCAAAATCTTGCTGGCAAGGGATACACCCAAGATCAGTTACTTTCTGCTGTTCAGGGTGCTAGTTGGTATGGGAAGTTAGGTAGCGGTAGTAATCCCTACAACGCTGCTTGGGAAGTCATGCAACGGTTGGGAGCCGATGCCAGCAACTTTAATGAATCTGGAAGTGAACAATGGAGGCAATGGTCCGAGTCAAGAAGTCCTGAAGCTCGCGCTAGAGCGCAACCACATGGCGGGTTATTTGGTGAAGGCGGGGTTGCTGGTCTAGGAGATACCGGTAATTTTGTATTGATGGCAATCTCTATGGGTTCTGCACCATTTGATATTGGTTCTGCATTAGGTGCGTCTACCGGATATGAAGCAATAGTAGGCAATGCCGCCATAGCCGGTTCTAGTGCGCTTCTGTCCGGTCAACCTCTGGAGAAGGTTCTTGAAGCTGCCGGTATTAGTGCTGCGGCTGCATTGGCGGGTCAGTATGTAGGTGCAGATCCAACAAAAGTAAAAGTAGATGCTGCCGGAAATGCAATATTAGATGTTGCCGGAAAACCAATACTGGCTACAGTTGTAGGGGCCACTCCTCTAGGTCTTGGGCCTATTGCAGGTGGTGCTGCCGGTGGTGCTACTGGTGCTGCTTTGAGTGGTGGAGATGTAACCCAGGCAGCGTTGTTGGGTGCTGGTAGGGGTGCTTTTTCTAGTATTGGAGGTAAAACCAGTTCGGTTCTTACTCCAGAGCAATTATCAAGCTATGAACAACAACTAGCCAATAATCCTTTATATGCACAAGTAGTTGATCCTAATGCAATTTCAGATACTCCAGAACAATCTGCTCTTAGATTAGGGGTAACGCCTGAAGACGTTGCATCTTCTGTAGCACAACAAGAACAATACATTAGAGCGCAAAAATCATCTAATGATTTGAAAAATGTATTGTCAAGTATTTACTCTGCTGCTTCAACTGGCAATTTAAATATTACCGGTCCTAATATGTCCCTATGGGGAGGATCAGAAGCAGGGGGCGTAGGAGTTGGAGGAACATCGTTTTCTCTAGTAAGTCTTGGTGGTGATGTCTATGTAAAAGATCTAACCAATAATGTCAATTATGCTTTGGTTAAATTAGGTAGCGGAGATCTTATTTATCCAGATCAATATGTAATTATTGATCCAATATCTCAAGTATCACTACCTATTAGTGATGAACAAGCTAAATTATTTGAAGACTCAATTAATTATGTTAAAGATCAAATTCCCGTAGACACTAACCCCCCTCCTGATTTAACTCAAAGAACTCAGGAAGTTAAAAATCCAAAACCTAGCGATCAACCGTCTGACGTTAAAGGTGAAACAGATACCGCCGCCAAGACTCCTGGAACCCCTGGTGCTGGCGGTATTGCTTCTGCTCCTTCCGGTGCTGCTGCACCTCCTGACGCTAGTTCTTCGACAACCGCTGCCGGTGGTCAACAAGCCGGTGCGCCTCAGAGCAAGTTACTGACTATTCCTAGCGGTGCTATTCCGGTATCGTCTATGGACTTTTACAGTTCTAGGCAACCCGTACCAAGCCGGTTTGGGGTGCTTGGAGAAACGCTAGGAACCAACCAAGTACCAGGATTGCCAGGGGATTTGAGCGGTAAAACTCCAGGCAAGGCTCCAGGACCGGCTCCAGGGCAAACTCCAGGCAAGGCTCCAGGAGTAACCGCTGGTGATCTTGTAAGCGATGGATACAGCCCTTTAGCCAATGTTCCAGGTCCAGGTGGTGCGCGTACTTCAGGTCCAGGTGGTCCAGGTCCAGGCGGTCCAGGTGGTTCTGGAGATGGAGGAACTGGTGGAGGCGGGGGTGGAGGCTCAGGCATGGCGGGACGGTTTGGCTTCCCAGGCATCCCAGGTGGTGGTGGTCCACAAGCCTATTCGATTAGCGGTTCTGCTCCTTTGACCTTTGGAGCCTCTCAATTACTGGCTAATTTGGGACAATCCTCTGATCCGGCAGGTGAATTAGAATCTACCAAAACAGGTAAGCCTCGTGAAAACGTATGGAACAAGGCATCTCTGAAAAATCTGCAAGATGCATTAGGAGTTTGATATGGCAAAGCAAATAGCAAGAATCCTTAAAACAGACATGATGGCAGATATGAATACGCCAGCATTGGCCCAACTTCTTCAAAAGATGGGTAGGGGTAAGGACAAGGTTTTAGCCCATATTACAAAAGAAGAGGCCAAACTCCTGAAGAAACGGGGTGGTGCGGGTACTCGCAATCCTGAAACCGGACTGCTTGAGTTTGCAGAAGAAGATTACGGTCAGGGAGATACCTATATTCCCGAAGATATGCCTACATCGTATGAAACTCCTCTAGAAACTCCAATTGAGCTTGCTGGAAGTACACCTGAACAACCATACGAAATACCAACTGAACAAGTTCCTCGTAGTTCATATGCTGATTTATTTGCTGGACAGGCTGGCGGGGTTCCTACTACTGGTGCTACGCCTAGTCTGCCTTCTAGTGTTTATCAAGGCGTTGATTACGCCGGTACAGGTACTGCTGTCGCCCCTGAAGGTGCTGGAGGTGGAACGGCTACTCCCCCCCCAGAAGAAAAAG